GCGGTACAACAGGTGGTGGTGGTGGTACAACAGGTGGTGGTGGCGGTACAACAGGTGGTGGTGGCGGTACAACAGGTGGTGGTGGTGGTACAACAGGTGGTGGTGGCGCAAAAAGCTGGTCTGAAAAAAGCTGGTCTGAACGTTGGCAGGCTGCAAAAAAAGAGATAAAGAATTCCCCTCTATCTCGGGCTTATGGTGGTTACAATGCGTATGTATACGGTACCGACGCAGTAGAAAAACTTAAAAAAGATGACTCTTTGGGTGCTATCGGAAGTGGAGGTATAGCGGCCACTGGAGCTTTTGGAGCTTTGTTTCCTAAGAAAATGTGGGGGCCAACAGGCGCCGCATTTGCTGTAGACGTTAGTATTAAAGCATACAAAGAACTCCAGAATTGGAAAAATGCAACTGATCCCGCAGAAAAAACGGCAGCGTTAACCAAGGCCGTTCGTTATGGTGCATCCATACCAGGGTATGCTGGTAGCAATTGGCAGTACTTCTTGGCAACTGTTGCGTTAATTGATCCGGATTTAGATCCATTGCGCAAAACTTTAGTAACCTTAGGTAAGCAAGAGCTAGAAAAATCCGGTCCTGGTGCGTTTAACCAAAATGTTAGTGTAGGCGGAATTAATCCTGCATTTGAATCTGTAACAGAACAATTTGTAGAGTATTTAGATGGTATTGAAGTAGACGTATTAGGCGAAACCAAAGAAGCACCTGCAGGAACTTATTTCACAAAAACGGGGAATCTCGTCCGTGGGAAATTAACGAGCGACGCAAAAGCACGTGGTGCTAGACAAACAGACCCGAAAGATAATCAAAGATCGAAAGTGCCACCAGTTACACAAATGACCGAAGCACAGTTTGATGAAGCCGCAGGTGAGAAAGACGCTTGCTACCATAAGGTCAAGAGTCGTTACAAAGTGTGGCCTAGTGCATACGCAAGTGGAGCATTAGTACAGTGCCGTAAAAAAGGTGCTAAGAACTGGGGCAACAGTAAAAAGAAAAGCAACGAAAATGTAGAAATGGATAGCAAATTGGATGTTGACAAGTTGTTAACTAGCCTTAGAAATAGTAAAACCACTAATAGTGACAGACTTGCAGATGCAATCGAAATGCGGTTCATGCATAACATGACCTTTAAAGAGATAGGTGAAGAATTAGATGTTAGTGTTGAAAGGGCTAGACAGATTATTTCAAAGGCACTACGTTTGCTAAGGTGGCATGCCGCTAGGTCACCTGTATCGTAAAAAACTTAATTAGGCATAGAATAAAAATGAGACTAACAGACTTCATTACAGAAAAGTGCTGGAAAGGCTACGAAAAGAAGGGCATGAAAACCATGTTCGGCAAACGTGTGCCTAACTGTGTTAAGAAAGAATCTGCAGACGCAGTATCACTAGACGAGCACGGCAACTTGATATTTGAAGATGGTGTTAGTGAAGACCTAAAGAAATGGTTCAAAGAGAAGTGGGTCCGCTTTGGCCCAGATGGTAAGATACGTGGCGACTGTGCGAGAGGATCAAGCAAAGAAGGTAAGCCAAAGTGTTTACCACAATCAAAAGCACAAGCACTAGGCAAAAAAGGTCGTTCAAGCAGTGCGGCTAAAAAGCGTAGAGAAGATCCCAAAAAGAATCGCAAAGGCAAAGCCAAAAACGTTGCTACTAAGACACGTGGTATGAAAGAACAAGGACCACCTGATTATAGCACTGGTAAATCAGCTGACCAGACAGTAATAAGCCCAAGAACAGTTGGTAAAGTAATACTAGATCCGGAAGGTACTGCACGAGAAGCTGGCGGTAGAGTATTACAAAAAGGTATGAACGCCGTTAAGTGTGCTGTTACCCAAGATCCAACTTACTGCAATTTAGCCAAATAATAATTACAAATCGCTTGATCTATTAGTTTAAATACTGTATAATACTATACTTTACTAACAGGAGATCAATAATGGCATCAAGAATGTTCAGTTCAGAGCAAAAAGCAAAACTCACACAGGTTGTTAACGAAGGCATTGCAGTAATGCAAGAAGTTGAAGATCTTAGCGCAGGCCTAAGTGACACTATCAAAGCAGTTGCAGAAGAAATGGAAATCAAACCCAGTATTCTCAAGAAGGCTGTGCGTATTGCATACAAATCCAAACTCACAGACGAGAACGCTGACCACGAAGATCTAAATACTATTCTTGAAACTGTTGGCCGTACTCTTTAATTGAAAAACATAAAGAAGTTTTGGGTCAGCAGTTACACCAGTGACCGCACGGCATTTTATCTTGAGCTGATCAGTTTCGTTACAACTGTCGGCGCAAGTGCGTTGTTAGCCGCAACAGCAGACGCACCCAACATGTTGATAGTGTATCCTGGGTTCTTTGTTGGGTGTATTTCAGGTGCAATTGCATACTTACGTAGAAGTTTACCCTTTCCGTTTTTGTTGACCAGTTGGTTTGCATGTGTTAACATATTTGGATATGGTGTAGCATCAGGATGGTGGTAATATGTCTTGGCGTATAGTACAATAAACATATGAGTTACATAGACGCATTATTTGATAGGAAAGCAGATCGCATACATGTTGTAGAGCGTGTTAATGGGGAACGTGTATACAAGGAGTTTCCTGCTAACTATGTGTTCTACTATGACGATCCCAAGGGCAAGTTCCGTACAGTGTATGGTAGCCCTGTGAACAGATTTAGTACACGCAACGGCAAAGAGTTCCAAAAAGAAATGCGTGTGAACGGCGGAAAGAGATTATGGGAATCGGATATAAATCCTGTATTCCGCTGTTTAGAAGAAAACTACTCGGGACAACAATCACCCAAACTGCAAACATGTTTTTTCGATATTGAGGTGGACTTTGACCCCGAACGTGGATTCAGTCCACCTAGTGATCCGTTCAATGCAGTAACTGCAATTACTGTGTACAACGACTGGATGGACAAGTTGATCACACTGGCTATTCCTCCCAAAGGAATCAGCTGGGAAAGTGCAGAAGAAATGTGTAAAGACTTTGAAAACTGTTTCCTATTTGAACGTGAAGAGGAACTGTTAGGCACATTCTTAGATTTAATTGAAGATGCTGACATACTGTCGGGTTGGAACAGTGAAGGTTTTGATATTCCTTACTTGGTTATGCGCATAAAGCGTGTACTCAGCAACGATGACAATAGACGTTGGAATCTTTGGGGTCAATTGCCCAAGCAACGCACATTTGAACGTTTTGGTGCAGAGAATTTAACATTTGATCTAATAGGCAGAGTGCATATGGACTATATGCAACTGTATCGCAAATATACATACGAAGAACGCCACAGTTATTCACTGGATGCAATTGGTGAACATGAACTTGGTGAACGTAAAACACAGTACGAAGGCACACTTGACCAGTTGTATAACAAAGACTTCAAGACCTTTATTGAGTACAATCGACAGGATACCGCACTACTAGGCAAGATGGATAAGAAGTTACGTTTCTTGGATCTTGCAAACGAACTAGCACATGATAATACAGTACTGCTACAAACAACAATGGGTGCAGTGGCAGTTACAGAACAAGCTATTATTAATGAAGCACATCAGCGTGGTATGGTTGTACCTAATAGAAAAGGAAAAGAAGAACATGGTGAAACGCAAGCGGCAGGTGCCTATGTTGCTCATCCCAAAAAAGGGATGCACGACTGGATTGGAGCAATCGACATCAACTCACTCTATCCCAGTGCTATTAGGGCCCTTAACATGGCGCAAGAAAGCATCATCGGACAACTCCGTCCCATAATGACAGACAGGTACATCAAGGAAAAACAGGACGCTGGGAAGAGTTTTGCTGATAGTTGGGAAAACATGTTCGGTAGCCTTGAATATCAAGCAGTAATGAATGGAGAGCCTGGCACAGAGATTACTGTAGACTGGGAAGCGGATGGTAGTAGTGATATAATGAGTGCCGCTGACATCTGGAGACTAATATTTGACAGCAACAAACCTTGGATGCTAAGTGCCAACGGTACTATATTCAGTTATGAACAAAAAGCAATTGTGCCGGGACTGCTAGAGCGTTGGTATGCAGAACGTAAAGAACTGCAAGCAAAGAAACGTGAAGCAGAAACTCCAGAAGATATTGCATTCTGGGACAAGCGACAGTTGGTTAAGAAGATTAACTTGAACAGTTTGTATGGTGCTATCCTTAATCCTGGTTGTAGATTCTTTGATATAAGAATAGGGCAATCAACCACACTCACAGGCAGATGTATCA